CCTGATCTCCTGATCAAAGGTATCGTCGTTCACGTATCTGGTAACGAGTCTCCACCAGCCGATTCCTCCGAAGACTTGGAACTCCCGAGCGATAGAATACGCAAGCTGCGCCTGAGAGTTGTATTGGATATCTGAAAGGATATTTCTGTAGACCTCGGCGCTGTCATAAGTCGCTCCACCACCTGTGGCAAGGACGCTGACTTCAGACTTGTTACGTTTGGCGTCGTTGATAATCTGCAGGTTATGTTGCCTAATAAGATTGAGGGTGAGGCAGGGTTTTGAATCCACATCCCTACTTCTTCTGATGGCATTAGGCCACTGATATCCATTGTCAGCGTCACCGTATGAGAACTTGAGGTCTTCGATGAATCGCTCTCTGGAGGGAGCCTCCCATTCGGAGCAGCGTTGGAATCGTCGCTTAGCTTCATCGACAATTGGGTCTCCTGTCGTTCCAAGGCCACCCTCTTGCAAGTCCACGAGGTCCATGACACTCGTAGATGCATTGGGCATACGGTTGCCGCCAGTACCAGACATCTTAGAACGCTAACCAGCCTAGCTGTGGTGCATCCTCCAGGAATTTGCTCTCGGGACGCTCGAGTTTGTTACCGAGCTTGTTCTTCGGCCGAGGGTCTTTAATGCTCTGAGCCAACGTCATGAAGGCATCAGCAGCATTACTCGCGTCATCGTGGAGCGGCTCGTCACTCAGCTGCCCGTCGATGACTCGGTATTTGTAGTGTCGGAGTCTGTTAAGTCCATCCTGGCACTTACGTTCGTCGAACCAACAGTTCGGGAATATGATGCGTCCTGCGTTGATGGCATTGGCTTTATGGGGAACCCTCTTAATAACTCTGACCTGACCATAGATTGCTCGAACTGCTTGCTCGATCGTCCGCTGAGTACCCAGCACTTTAGCCTTCGCATCGTGCGGGAGGAAGTGGATTCCATAGGTGTAAGCCTTCGATTGCAGCTTCCCGAGGTAGTATTGTATATCCTGCGCAGAGTCCTCGAAGTATTCTAGTATGCGATACTGCAAGGCCACACGCTGAGCAAACCAAATGGAGGTCATATCCCGTCGGCCAAGGTCCCAGAAAGTATCCACGGGAGTTTCTCGGTTCCAGGGAACGTTTGTTATACGACCCTCTGCTGTAGTACGTTGAAGCTCTCGAGCAAATATAGCTCCTTCCAGAACTTGCCTTGTATGACCCTCCCACACATTCAAGTAAGCATCGTAATCCCGTTTCTTCAAATCCTCCATTTCCCGAATTAACACCTCGGGCATCCAGGGATTGTCTCTCCAAGTCATCTTGCATACGAAAGAGTCCTCCGAGGGATTGAGGACAAAGCGCTGGTAGGTGTAATCGGTGTCTAGCTCTGGATTGAAGGTTATCCAGATTTCAGAATCCGGCTGACGGATGGTGGGTAGTAATACCTCCCATGAGTTCCTGCTGACTTTGTTGGCTTCCTCGACCCAGCAATAGTTAATACCCTCGTATGATTTAATCCTTGTGATATTGTTGCGGATACCCTCAAACGCGAACGACGTCTGGCCTCCGGGTACAGCCCCAGGGCGCGATATAATCTTTGCGACTTGTATATCATAGATGTGCTCCATGCCCAGGTTCATCACCTGATCTGCTAGGAGCTTATGCACCGAGTCACTAATTGAGTTCTGATATTCGCGAGCACACAATATCCGGAGGGGACGTTGAGCCCCCAGGATCAATAGCGCTCTCGCACAGCCCCAGCTTCGCCCAGCACCACGACCCCCATACATGACCTTGTGTCGCTTGGGAAGGAACAAGATCTCTAGGGGCGCAGGAAACTTCGCTGCTTGCGATTCATCAGCTGGAGCCGGTGTTGTTTGATCGTCAAACACCGCCACAGCCCCTATTTCATTACGTCATCGTGATAGGTCCCACTATCACAGATGCCAGAACAAAGCCATGCTCCCATCCAGCGGAGTGTTACCCATATTCCTGAATACCCACGTAACCCTATGCATAACTGGAGTCGTGCTCTGCAGCATCATCAGAGCATACATACAGCCATGAATAAGGCCACCCTTGTTGGTGCCACTGTAGAGCCCGACTTCTGGAATATTACCCCTCGCCAAATACCAGTCGTCAATCAGGGTGTTATGAAGTTCAAAGATGAACTCATCCATTGGATCGGTAGCCAGGTGGCCGATCGTGACATAGCCACCAAGGGTATTACTGGTAGCTGAGTGCGGACCTGCGCCGCCAGCGATGGTCTCGTGGTTCAGTAAGCAGTCGCCGATAGCGGCGGCCACTTGGAATGCTGAAGCCGCAACGCTTTGCGGGTTCGTCCCCCTTGGTAGGTCCGTGTCGACGTTAAGGAACATCGCCGGGCCAACCTGACCCAGCATCGGAAGTCCATTAGTCAGGAAGCCAGGCATCATTTTGCTCCTTCTATCTTATCAAGCCGTTCCGTTAGTTGTTGCACTGCTCGCCACAACACGCTGGTTAAATGGTGCGTGTTGACCGACTCATATGACTTAACCTTGGGGTCCCTGTGAGCAGTTCTTGGTGGTGCAGCGTAGGGCAGTTCTTTACGTACTTCATCAGCTATTAATGTAAACTGATAGTGCTGTGGAGTTCCTGTAGGGAAGGTGAAGTCTGCCTCATGAACCGGGACATTACTCACTATCTTGAGCGCATCAGCGGCGTCAACAATATTAGACTTCAAACTGCGATCCGACAAAGCTATCGGCCAGCTAACATCATTAGTCCCATTATTAATAACTGCGTGCATGTTTGCCATAGCAGGATCAACAGACAGCCTATTAACTATAATAACATTGGGGAGGCCTACCTGGGCCTCGGTAACATCACTGCAAACAAGGTGAAGATTTCTGTCACCAGCGATATCAGTTGCGAAATCGCTACCATCCCACCATATACCAACAGGTGGTTGGCCTTCATAGGATACTCCATATGGTCCTGGCAAATTCAACTGTGGGCTAATGCTGACACCGCCGGTAAAGTTAACAGCGCCAGAGATTGTCCCTCCAGTCATTTGCAAGTATCGAGTGTCAGTAAACGCCAGAGTTGCGAACCGTCCCAGGTCAGTATTGTCTACCAGAAAGTGTATAAAAGTACCATCCCAACTATCAGCAAACACATGGCTTCCGTAGGTGACATAGCGTATCCCCGAGCCACTTAGGTTGAGGACGTTACTAGAATCAATGCTAGTAGGAACAGTAGGAGTGCCACTTTGATATATACTGAAGCTCCCATTAGGTAGAGCCCCGCAAGTCCAATCACTAACAGCATCAACGCGATACCGTGCACAAGCGTTGAATCCGTTGTTAGTCGTGACCAGAAGCGGGTCATTAGTCTTTGAATACCACCCGACATTGAGGCGACCATCGGGCTGCAAGCCCATAACAGAGGTCCAGACGTTGAACTGAGTATCCGCTACACCGGGGGGCGCAACAAGGAACTGCATGTTCCCATTATTATCGACCGTAATCCTCCCAGCACCACCATTAGTCAAATAGCTTCCCGCAGTAGTCATATTAGGATAGCTATTGACCCAATAGTTTGGGCTCACCATATGTGGAGCTATGACCGCAGGACCGTTTAGGTTCGGTGGGGTGACGAAGTCGAGGACTATGTTGCTGTTGTTTGCCATGCGAAGATCACCATTCAGCACAGTACCGCCGTGTGCACTGAGAGTACGCACCCAGGCGGAGTTCCTCCGCCCATATGTCCAGCCGTCCACGGGAGCATCGGCGATGTTAGCCAGCTCGTTAACATCCCACTCACCTTGCCCAGCTCCAGCGCTCCATTTCACTCCGTCCCACAGCCAGGTTACGCCATTAGGCCCATGGAATATCTGGCCCATAGACGGGTTGTTAGGGAAGTTTAAGGTAGCGCTCATATCGTCCATCCAATCTGTGCTACTTTGGCTCCGAGCGCAGGTCGAATTGCAAGCCAGGCGTTGGGAGCAGCAACAAACCAAATGGCCATGCTAACGTTAATACCAAGACTTTGAGCATAAGCAATGCGAGACTGCATATAGCCAGG